CTGGTCGCTGGTCGCTGGTCGCTGGTCGCTGGTCGCTGGTCGCTGGTCGCTGGTCGCTGGTCGCTGGTCGCTGGTCGCTGGTCTGGCAGCATAGGATCATCCTTTTTCGAAAATCAATGCTTTTTTTTGGAAAGTACTTAAAAATTATCGTGCTGGCTGAATCAATAACCAGCAAAGGGTATTAAGTGTGGGTGCGTTGAGGATGCCTGACACATCAGAGATGGCGGGAGATTACTTCCCCCGCCTGGTCACTCTTACTCTCCAGATTCGTAGTCTACGAAAACAGCGACCTCCGTCTGGCCGGTTCGGATTCGTACCTCGCAGAGGTCTTTCCTCGTTACCAGTGCCGTCACTATGACGGTTAAACAGATGACGATCAGGGCGATTAGCATCGCTTTTTGCTGCTTCATAGCCTGCTTCTCCTTGCCTTTCGGCACGTAAGAGGCTAACCTGATGTTGTCATGCATAGGGAGCCTCAGATTAATGTTAAGCGTCTTGCCGGACGCATAATGTTAACTGGGGCTTTTATCTATCTGCCTTTTGGTGTTCATGCCTGAGACAGATAGCCTCAAGCACCCGCAACAATTCTACAAAAAATCATCTCAATTTCAATTTTACTGTATTTCTGCAACCAGCCTTCCAGATGAGCCGCGCCCAACATATCTGTCCATTTCCAGTCTGATATCAAGCATCATCAACATCCCATCAACTATCCCTTCAGCCTTTTGCAACAAACGACCAACCCAGCAATCCGAACGACCATGCTTTCGTGCCAGTGCCATAAACGTCATTCCTCTTACGTAATAATCCACCAGCAAATCATGCAAATCACTGTTATTCTTTTTCAGGCGAGCCATGCATCCACAAATGATCATCGCATCATCATCACAACATTGCGGACGTGATTTAACCTTCGAAGGAATAAGCCCCTTGAATCCAGCAGCAATGGATGACCATGTAACATCCTCGTGGTTATTTGCCACCCACGCCCCCCAACGCTCAAGAACCATCTGAATATCACGCATCAGCGCAGCACCTCCTGCACCAGTTTTTCAAACTTTCCGACTCTGGTTTCCAGCTCTGCCACACAATCCACCAGCTCATCCACTGCTTTTTGTGCGCGATGTTTCGCCTGCATCAGTTCCCTGAGCGCTGGCACCATATCCCGACGAATGGCATCTTTTGTTACACCTGTTTTTTCCAGTTGTTCCGCCTGTCGCAACATTTCCTGTGCCTGTTTACGCAATTGTTCAGGGGTAAAAGTCATTGTCTGGTTGTTCAAAAGAAACGCTCCATCTTACTGCTGTCAGTTCGTTTGTTGCTGTATCTGCGCGGCTGGGGCTGCTGCATTGGAGTGGAAAGAATCTGTGCGCTTTCCTGATCCACAGGCAGAAAATGTCCGTTATAAAAACGCCGGTAAATCGTCCCCAGAGAACCGTTACGTTGTTTCGTGATATTGATTTCTGCTATGCCCCTGGCCTGCGTATCCGGGTTGTACACTTCATCCCTGTAAAGCATCAGAATGATGTCTGCATCCGCCTCTATTTCTCCGGAATTTTTCAGGTCTGAGTTCATAGGGCGTTTATTGGGCCTGGACTCCACACCACGGGAAAGCTGGCTCAGCGCAATCAACGGAAAACCACCGGATTTTGCCAGGCCTTTAAGCCCCTTTGAGATTTCACCCACGGCAAGGTCATGACGCCCCGTGGTTCGGGTTTTTATCAGCCCGAGATAATCAACCACCACCAGCGCCGTTTCCGGATGTTTAATCAGGTGATGTTTCGTTGTTGCGCATATCTCATCAATGGCCAGGTTCGCCTGGTCCACCATCCAGATATTGCGCCCGGTCATCCGCCCCACTCCTTGTGAGAAACGTGCCCAGTCTTCGTCTTCAAAGTGAGCGACGGATTTCAGGCGTGATACCGGCATTCCTCCGGCCGCAGATACCATGCGTTCACCAATCTGGATGTTCGCCATTTCCATTGTGAACAGAAGAACACCATGCCCCTGCTCAGTCACCTTGTCGATGATATCCAGCGCCAGTTCGGTTTTGCCCATCGAAGGACGAGCCGCAATAAATACCAGGTCGCCGGGTTCCATACCGCCTGTTTTTGCGTCCAGTTCATCAATACCGGTCATTAACGTCCTGGATTTCTCCAGCCCCAGATTCCGGCATTCAACACGCTCAACCACCTCCGGAAGCACATCATCAATATGTACCGGCTGAATAACGCCCTTTTCCGTCGACAATGAGGCCATCATGTTCTGCGCAGCCTTCAGGGCATCTTCAGCTGCTTCACAGGTATGCGCATCTCGTAATTTCTGCAGCGCCTCATTCAGTGTTTTTTCTGCATCGCGCAATGCGGCATTGCGCCGCAACGCTGCAACATAGTGCTCCAGTGACGACTTCACCCAGGTTTTGCGCCCTGTATCAGTAATCACCGGGGCAAGTTCCGGCATCTCATTGCACAGCAGCACAGGATCAATCACACCTGAAACACGGGCCTGTCTGCAGATGCCTGTGTAGATATCCCGATACGCTCGTACAGAAAAAACGTCCGCCGGTAGTGTGGCCAGAATATCCATCACTTCATGATCTGCCCCACGCAGAAAGAACGCGCCAATCACAGCACCTTCCAGGTCATCGTTACGCCAGACTGGTGTTGTCATGCAGCCACACCTCTGATACGAGAACGATAGCTGGGCCAGTTAAACGACAACCAGTTGCGTCCCCCGTCTGTGATCCTGTCGGCAATTCGGGGACTGATGAACGCCCACAACTCTTCCGGTGAGAGATTACTGATCAGGATGGTGGGCAAGATACTTTCGTACCGGGCGTTGATAATTTCCTGCAAAATAGCCATTTCAGCCGCACTGCCAAACTGAACGCCGACTTCGTCGATGATCAGCAAATCCATTGACGCATAATGCTCAATAACTTCATCCGCTGTTTTTTCGCTGTCATTCCGCCAGCAGTTTTTCACAGCACGGGTAAGGCGCATCACATCGGTGATCTCCACACTGGCCAGATAGTTACGGATGATGTGTTTTGCCATTGATACCGCCAGATGATTTTTCCCGGTTCCGCAACTACCAGTCATAACAAGACTGGTACCGTTCTCCAGCATATCTGGCCAGTTCTCCGCATAGCGGCGACAGGCCGCAAGATTTCTGGCTGCGTCAGGATTAACCTCCAGATAATTATCAAACTCGCAGTCCCGAAAACGCAGGGCAATTCCGGCGTTATCAGTCAGCTCTTCCGCCTTGATGGACGACAGCTCCATGGTCAAATCGTTGGCCTCAGCGATCAAGCAGTCAGGGCAGCATGAAATTTTTTCTCTGTCCTCGCCATTACGATCGCCCCACACCAGAATATGTGTGTGGTATTCGCCATGTTTTTCGCAACGCCCGCGCCCTTCACGCATCCAGCAAGAACGATAAGGCCATGGCTTTTCGCCCTTCTGAGCAAATGCAATCTCTGCCCGTAACTCATCCATTCGCGCCTGTAGTCTTTTTTGTTGTTCACGCAGGTTAAACGTCATCATCGCTGTCACCTCAGAATGTCAGTTTGTCACTGGATTTACCGAATTTGTCAGACATGGCTCCCAGGCCAGACAGAACATCGACCTGCCGCTGTCGCCCACCTCCGGGAGCGGCTGGCTGTTGCCAGAATTCTTCGAAGTGACGATCGGGTCCAAAGAACGTCGCAGCCTGCTTCACGAACTGTGTGCCGGTATTTCCTGTAGCACGTACCCAGGCGGCATACCGCTTCACGCCATCAAGCATGGTCTCCGGTTTTATTCCCTCCCTGATACGGGCTTTCCAGGCTTTGAAGGCTGCCGACTTGGAATTACCACCAGCACGTTTGGGATATTCCTGCCAGACCTGTTCAAATTCCGGTGAATATTCCTGTCGGGCGGAACGCGCTGGTGCAGACGCGTCAGCGGATGCGCCAATAGTTGATTCATTGACTGGTTCTTTGACTGGTTCAAAAGAGTGACTGGTTCTGGGTGAATCTCCTGCACTACCCCCTGGTGCAACTCCTGCACCACCTGGTGAATTTGCTGCACTAGGTAGTGAATTATTTGCACTACCACCTGGTGAATCTTTTGCACCATCAAGACGAAGAAGATAAATATTGCTCGAGTTCCCTTTTTCACCTTTCCGGGAAACTTTTTTTACCAGTCCGGATTCACAAAGAGCCGTAATATGATTCATCACAGAACGTTTGCTAATCTCGCACTGATCAGCAATATGCTGATAGCTGGGCCAGCACTCGCCCTGATCGCTGGCATTATCAGCCAGCTTAATCAGAACCAGTTTTCGCAACGGATTTCCTACGCGAATTTTCATCGCTTTCACCATCAGCTCCATGCTCATAACACACCTCCCAGGCGTTTAAACATTTTTCCGGACTGAAACACTGCCAGTGGATAGCTAAGGGTATGAGTGCGTCCCTGAACCTGACAGACAACCTTCTGGCTTTCTGTGTTGACCAGACAAACCCGCAGAACGTGACCGTTGCTGGTGGTGAACCACTGCCCCACACGGGGGCAACGGTTGTATCGGTGATACAGAGAATTCACAACACGACGAATCATGGACGCACCTCCGCCGTTGTGATGTATTTAACCGGGCTGCCTTTCATTGCGATGGTTTCACACATCTCCGCTGCTTTACGTTCCGCTGTTTTCCTGGATTTATAGCGGCGGTGCCAGACAGACGTATCCGTGCGAACTGATACATCGTTTCTGTATTCAGTTGTGAAAATAATAATTTCGTAACTAATCATGGACGCGCCTCCCATTGATTACGGCAGAAAGCGGTAAGATTCAGGCTGTTCTCTGCCTCATGGAATGCTTCAATGCAGCTCTCGTAGTACCGCATTGTGCGCAGACTTAACCCAAGCTGAAGCATCATCAGACCATCAAGGGTGATGTAATAACCACGCAGGGAGTCACCATAGATGTGATAAGTACTCGGTATGAAATTGCGGGTAAAAAATTCGCGTGAGCAGTTCAGATACTCGATTTTGTCGACGATGTTCTGGTGCATGCGCTTAAAGTGGCAGGCAACATGCAGGGAGAAAATAACGGCCTTGCCGTTGACGACTTCGATTTTCAGGTATGGGGAAGTTGGGACTGTAGCCATGATGGCAGCCTCCGTATGCAATGGATAACTTCCACCACCGGAGGTTCCAATCTCACTGGTGGTGAACTGGACAGGGTTGGAACTACCGGCGCATACGGAAACCGGCGAGCCTTTCGGCTCCCCTGCCCAGCCCACCATAATTCTGGCGTGCGTGAGCGCGGACGATAAAAAAGACGCTGGCGCGTCATATATCGCCGTATGCAATTCCGGGGTTCCAATCCCGGCACCCGCTTTATAAGGTGCAGAGACAGTGTAACGTCCCGAAATTGCAGAATCAATATTTAGGCTTGAAACATTCATATGCTTACTGGTATTTTTACTAACGCAAATGTTCTTGGATGTTACTGGCTTACTTCTTTTGTGAAGTTGCCTTTACTAACGTTGAGCGAGCCGGGCCACTCCCCGGCTTTTTTTTCACCGCTGCCAACCAATAACCTGAAATAACCCCATTTTCGGGTGATACCAGCGAGTCCCTCGCGGTTCTGCTTCCTCCATAACCCGATAAAAAGCAGCCATAAACGGTTCCACAGCAACAATTGCGCGACGTGATAACAATCCGTCCGGCGTCATAAACTCGTGGGTATCTGTAGGAATTTGATAGGCGTTCACCAGATTGCGGCATTTATCATCTGACAAACCGGTTTTTGCTTTCAGTTGGCGATATCCGGCATAGCCCTCACGAATGGTACCCCTTTTGATTTGCTCAACTGTTTCGGCAACATGGCTGACTTTTTCTTCCACCTGAGTGATCCGTTTCTGCTGACGAACGGCTTCAAGAGCCATCGCAGCAACCATTTCGATTTCGCTCATTGGCTTACGGATCTGTTCTTCCAGTTCGCGCCAGCGATCTACCAGGCGAGCAGTGAATTCAGGACAGAGCTGTGCGACGACAATGATGCTGTCTCGCTTACCTTGTTCTCCTTCAAACAGGTAATGCTCATATTGAACTTTAAAACCTAAGTTATTGATTTTCTCGGAAACAGCCATTGGCGGTTTCCGGATGATGTTTTTAGCAACCAGGCGTTCGATACTACGTTTAACATCTGAGTGCTGACTACCCACCAGCTCTGCGATCTCAACGCTGGTCATGGATGCTTTATCGTTAAAAATTGCGGTGTTCACTGATACCTCCTTACGGATAAATTATTGGGATCACGGTTCAGCACTTCTCAGTTACGCGCTTTTTCCAGAGCCATGCATCCCTATAAGCAGCCTCGATCCCATGGCATATCCGCATATCCTGAAACCAATGCTTCCGTTCCCATATCTGCCAAGATCGAGGTTTAATGCGATCGCTGATGCCTGTGATGGAGAACATAGCCAGTACGGGTACTTTCAGGCGTCTTCCTTTCTGGATATGCTTACGCCAGTCATTGCGAAGATTTGCCCGCATGCTGAAATAAGCACCAACAGGAAATGCAACAAGAAATGCCGCTACCTGAACAAAAAGGAGTCGCCAGAAATTATGGGAATCATCTGGAGTGAGTTTGTTCTTCTGTTCAATACCAACCCGCGCCTTGTTACCTTCATCTGGACGGTTAGTGCTTTTGGACTTGGCGCCTGGCTCGGACACTGGCTTGCCAAAAATCGAGATAAGCGGAAAGAGTTCAATGCCGTCGCTGATGAATTGTTCCTGATCCTTGACGCCTTCCGCGAGGGTTGCCGAGACGGAAAACGGGATATGCCACATATATCCAGAGACGATTTCAGAAGACTGCGCCCTCACCTGAGCAGCAGACAAGCACGAAGTTACCAACAAGCCGTAGATAACTTTTTTAACGCACTGAAAGCTAGTGAGCTCTATGAAGACAGGCGGATTGTTCCGGTTATCAAAACTCCCGCAGAAATTCTTCCCAGCCTTAACACGCTGATTAAGTTTCTGAAGCATCGCTAAGCACTGTGACATATCACACCTCCGATTGCTTACCTTGCCCCTCTTCTGTGTGCGCTAAATCAGGATGGATATACGGGATACTTGGATCCAGATGGCAGAGAATAGCTACGTCCTCTGGAACACCTCTCGTTTTCCACTTTCCAACACCTTGACTGCCACGAGGCTTTCCTTTCTTTGGGAACCTGCGGCCAATAGCGGCATTGGTTTTAAATTGAGTTTTTAATATTTCATAAAGGGTCATTCTTTAGTCTCACACCGGATACTCTGTTATCCAAGAATGTTAAACGCGAGAACCCAAAGTATCAAGAAATTCTGTTACTTTAGTATCAGCAGCCATGAAAGGAGAAGAAAAATGAAATCTTTAGGTGAACGCCTCATCAACGCACGACAAAAAGCTGGGTTAACGCAAGATGCGTTGGCTAAAAAAGCAGGGGTCACCAGAGTTGCAATCAGTAAAGCCGAGCAAGGCCTTACAAAAAGTTTCAACGGTGACACCCTTTTTAAAGTCGCAGCTGCACTGCAGTGTTCACCGCAGTGGCTTCAGAGCGGAGATGAAAAAGATAAGCATTGGGAAAATAATGTTAAGAGCTGCCCACAGAGAGACACAGCACACTCTTACCCTGTAATTAACTGGGTTCAGGCAGGATTATTCGCAACTGCTGGTGATGACTACAACATGTATGATCAGGATAACTGGAGGCATTCTGTAAAATACGCTGGTGAGAGGGGGTTCTGGCTGGAAGTGCACGGAGACTCAATGACTTCGCCCGTAGGAATAACATTTCCTGAAGGAATGTCGATCCTTGTCAACCCAGATAAAGAAGTTTTTTCAGGGTGTTACGTCATCGCCAGAAAAAAATCCACCAATGAAGCAACATTCAAAAAATATATTTCTGAAATGGGAAAGGCGTTTCTAAAGCCCCTTAATCCACAATATCCAATCATAGAAATGGACAATGATTGCGAAATAGTAGGTGTTGTAGTTGATGCCAGGTGGGATATTTTCTGACCAGACTCAAAACACAAAAAGAAACCAAAGTATCAAAAATCACTTGCCACACCTTGATACCTTAGTTACCATAAAACAAAGTTCGTAACTGAGGTATCATCTCATGATCAATAAAGCTACAACTCTTGACTGTCTTGAAGAACTGAAAAACCTCGGCAGTCTCATTACACTAATAGCCAAAGCAACGCCAGATGCTACGCTCTCTGGCGATATCGAGTCATGCGCAGGACTGGCATGGGATATGACAAATAGCATATCCAGAAAGCTATCGTCAGCAATGCTTTTACAGAACAAAAATTCTGCAATCAACAACCGTCTTCGCACCCAACGCGAAGCCTGCGGCTTAACAACCGCCGAACTCGCCAGGCTGCTCGATCTCGATGAAGAAATTATCATCCAGTGGGAGAGCGGAGAGTATGAACCAACCATCAGTATGCTTATCCCACTGGCAAATATTCTTGGCTGCGATCCGATGTGGCTGTTAACCGGTAAACCAACCGCAGGAGATACTTGCGCATGAAAAAGTTCAAAAACATAACCGTTCTCCATGTTGATGACTTTGATTATACAAACCCGGACCTTCTCCCGGAGGTTGTAAAAGCAATAGATGTTGCCGATATAGTGATTAGAGGAAAGAGAATTGTCAAAAACAGGCTCGCATGCACTTCAGGAGCAATGACAGAAACAACCTCACAGCAAGATAATTACGAAGGCATTTGTCTGGAGCCTGATTCATTTGCGGTAAATGTTTATCATTTATTGCATGCAACACAGGTATTACATATGTCCAGTAATCACGAAACGAAAATACTCGGCAGCGAAATTCTGAATTTTGCATGTGAGTATGCAAAAGCTGCTGCCGAAAAAGAATTAGCGCAATAACAACAAATATGCTCTGAACGTTTATTACGGTTTTATCGCCGGGGATTGTTACAACCTTTATTCACAGATGGAACTCAGTTATGACTTTCCTGAAAAATAAGGCATCATATAAAACTGCCTGCCTCATTGCACAACATGGAGATTCTTATCTTCATATAGCCAACCTGTATTTGCGCAAAGCATATGGGAGATAAATAAATGAAAGAAAAACAACAGAACATAACACATAAAAAAGTAAGAGTGTTGCTAACCATTGAAAATGGTGAAGTAATTTACTCAAAACATCTGTTGGATAATGAATTCGTTGGCTGCATGGATACATTTCTGTGGATGGCAAAAAGAGCTGGCTACACGATTATTCCACCAGCAAAGGAGCAAACATTATGAATAATTCAGAGTTCCGACCAGAAGTTACGCCACATGGCATAAAAATTGGCAATACAACCATTGATTATGTTGAGGCCGTACAGCGACTTAATAATGGTGAATACGATTATCCAAATTCACACGGTTTAAGAATCCTTCAGTGTCTTGCAGAAGCCGATGATGCCAGATTACTGGGAAGATTTTCAGTCGATATGAAAGTTACTCAATGGCGCTGGCTGTATGTGACGACGTTTATAAATGAAGAAGAAGGCAAGAACGGCACCATTGATATCCCTAACGATGACGGAACTACAGATCGCGCAGTTATTTATAAGGGGAAGCATGGTTGCATGAGTATATACCCAGGACCACTTCGCATTGCCCTGCAAAACCATGTCGAATGGGGATTTATTGAAAAATATGGCGAAGCTGAAGGCATGGGGCGAGTTCTGTTTCTCTATCAAAATATGCTCATCGCAGATCCTGATAATGGTTTCATTGTTTCTGCTATGGGGCGCGAAGGGCTTGAACTCCTTCTGGATGAAATGATTAACGACCTGAATACTCATGGTATGCCAGAAGCGCCAGTGACACATTAAATATTAAGAAGAAAATAATTCTTCCCGTTTTTTACTAACCGTTTATATGAAAAGCAACCGTGAATTAAACAGAGTAAAACTGATTTTAATCCTTGCCACAGTGGTAACACTAACTGAAATTATTATTCTCTTTATTGCGCTGTCAGTCGGTTAAAAATATCGGGATACCACAGACCAATGAGACTGTATTTCACAATAGTAATTTTACTGGCAATTATCGCATGCATTTACGGATTACTCGTTCCGTTCCTTATATCCATGAAGGATACGATAGCAGTTATTTCTGGCTTTGCACTGGCGTTTTTGACCCCGCCCTGCATTTATGCCATTTACAAGGGTCTTTCTTTCACTAAGGATAAAAGATGAAAAAAATTATTTTTGCTTTAGCCATTGTTCTGCCGACTATTGGCCTCGTCGGTTGCGATCGCGTTGAACCAGGTAATGTTGGCATCAAGGTAAATAAACTGGGCGACGACAAAGGCGTCGGTGAGGTGGTCGGTGTTGGTCGCTACTGGACTGGCTGGAATACTGAAGTTTACATCTTCCCCACCTTCAAGCAAATGAAGACCTACGATGAACCGTTCAGTTTCCAGATGAGTGACGGTACAACCATCGGCTATCACATTGGCGTGGCCTACAAAGTTGATCCATCCAAAGTTACCACGGTGTTTCAGACCTACCGCAAAGGCGTGGATGACATTACCGACACTGACCTGCGCCAGAAGATCGCCGACGCACTCAACCGACTGGCCAGCAAAATGACCACTGACAAATTTATCGACGGCGGCAAGTCTGAGCTGCTGGATGAAGCTCTTAAAGACATTCAGGCAGAGATGACACCTATCGGTATTCAGGTAATGAGCCTCTCATATGTAGGTAAGCCGGAGTACCCGTCAACCGTTATCGACAGCATTAATGCCAAAGTCACGGCGAACCAGAAAACACTGCAGCGCGAGCAGGAAGTTAAACAGCGCGAAGCGGAAGCCAACATGTTGCGCGCGGAAGCTGCCGGACAGGCTGATGCGATTCGCACAAAAGCCCAGGCCGAAGCCGATGCTATTCGTTTACGCGGTGAAGCTCTGCGCCAGAACCCCGGTGTTATGGAGCTGGAAGCCATCAATAAATGGAACGGCATACTGCCGCAATACATGACCAGCGGTGCTAATACACCATTTATCCAGGTTAAATAACTTATACGCCCGGCAGGCCGCCGGGCTAAGGGAAATGCAGATGAACACCCAGAATACTCAACCGCAAATAATGAACTATGCCCCGAATCTGACGTCATGCGGACGCATGGCAAAACAAACCGTTCGATTAACTTTCGGGCTATGGGAATACCGCGAAACATTCGAAGTCACTGTCGGCGGCAATCTGACCGGACTGGATGTTATCAGTTGCGCTATTGAAAGTCTGTACGCAACGCTGCCTTATGAAGAAGTCGAGGATGAGCGCGATATCATAGCCACCATTAATATCGGCGGACTGGAATGCAAGGATGAAAACCTGTCCGGAGAGCTCTGGCTTGCCGGGATGCTTATCTCAGCAGAAATTATCAGTATTGAACCCGCTACAAACATACGGCTCTGAAGTTCTCACTATTCAGAGAGCAGGAGAAAAAATGTTCGCTTTGATTAATCAGGGACAACTGTATACCGACAGTGCCGGTTACCCGGTAAAAATTATTCGCTGCATAAATAACATCGTGTTGTACAGAAGAATGGATGGGCGAACACAGTCGGTAAAAATAAACGATTTTAATGAATCGTTTGAACGGATCGATCACCAGGAATACCGACAAATTCTGGCAGAAACAGAGCAGGAAACTCATCTGAAGAAATTACGAGCCATGCAAAGGAAGTAAAGAATGAATAAAGCGTTTGAGCTATGGGTACGCCAGCGTTACGGCAATCGCTATGACCTGACGCGAGATGTTGACGGTTTCTACTGTCGTGAAATTGTGAAACGAATGTTTGAAGTGTGGTGCCACTGCCGTGGGCTGAATGTTGTATGAGGTGAACTGTGGGGCTGGATTGCGTACCTATATCAACCTACTGCCGCAACGCAGGAGAAACGGTTGATGCCGTTAACAAACGGATACAAAGAGGAATATGGAAAGAAGGGGTACATGTATTAAAAGTCGACGGAGTTAAAGAACGTTGGGTCGACTTAATGGAGATTACAAAATGGGCAAGAAAGAACAAGGATCACTATCTCTCCCTAGAGGAGTAACTATTCGCCAGCATAAAACTGGTAGCACTCTGGTTATCACTTTTACATATAAAGGGGTTCTGTGTCGGGAGCCCCTCTCCAGAATGGAAGTAAACGCGCGCGGTGTGAAGTACGCCGAGCGTCTGCTGGGAGAAATAAAAAATCAGATTATCGATGGTACCTTCGAATATGCAAAATACTTCCCCAACTCCCAAAAGCTGGAGTTGTTCGGGGGAGTGAAAAAAAACAAAAATATAAAATCTTACCTGGATGAATACCTGATTATCTGCCAGAACCGTAACCTGTCACCATCGACAATTAGAGGTTATGAAAAATGCCTGTCGGCGCTGTCAGCATTGCATAAATTTCATGTATCAGAACTGACACCTGCAGTACTAAAAAACTGGATCGCCAGCAGAAAAACAAAACTGAAAACTATCCGCAATAATCTTTCATTCCTGCGCAGCGCCATAGATGAAGCGGTGACCGATGGTTTGTTAACAATAAATCCTGTCACGCTAGTCAGCGCCAGCCGGTATCACGTATTGGACAACACACCAGGCAGTGATGATTACGAGGTCGATCCTTTTACACCAGCGGAGACGGCAGCAATCTATAACGCCTGTCATTACCCGGAATGGCGAAATCTGTTTCGCTTTGCCTTTAATACAGGACTGCGCAGCTCAGAATTGTGCGCGTTGCGCTGGATGGATATAGACTTTATCGGCAACACCGCGCATGTTCAGACTGCAAGCGTAGTCGGGGTAATCAAAAGCACCAAAACAAAAGCCGGCACCCGCAAAGTGCAACTGAACAGCGAAGCGCTGGCGGCTCTTCAGGCACAAAAGCCCTACACGGCGCTAAAGAGCGACTTCATATTCAGCGATCCGAAAACTCGCGCTCCTTGGGCAAACGCAGATGCGATCCGAAAAAAAGCCTGGGTACCAACCCTTAAAAAAGCTGGTGTACGCTATCGCAATCCGTACCAGACACGCCACACGTTCGCCACTCGGCACATTAGCCAGGGCGTTAACCTGTTCTGGCTTGCTGGTCAGATGGGGCATAAAGGACCGGAAATGCTGTTCAGACATTACGGCTCTTACCTTGCAGAATACGATGGAAAAACGGCGATTTCTGCAACCCCGTAACGGCAAAATATTTCAAAATGTTGTACAGAATCAGGACGTTACCGGGACAACAATATGTACGTAAAATGCACATAATTCATTGTTTGAAAAAATAAATCGTTCATATTCAATAAATTGGATTAATCACGATCACGGGTTCAACTCCCGCCAGCTCCACCAAAATTCTCCATCGGTGATTACCAGAGTCATCCGATGAAGTCCTAAGAGCCCGCACGGCACAAGCCCTGCGGGCTTTTTTGTGCCCTCAGTTTGTCCCGCGAAGTCTGAAGAGAACTAATTAAATCCGAACCTTTTAGGCCCATTGATAGGCCCAACGAAAAGCTCTATTGTTTTCGTTGGGCCTAAACGCATGGAGACTCCCCATGGCAAGAAAAACCAAGCCGTTAACCGATACGGAAATCAAAGCCGCCAAACCTAAAGATGCCGATTACCAGCTGTATGATGGTGACGGGCTTACTCTGCTAATCAAGTCCAGCGGTAGTAAGCTCTGGCAATTCCGTTACTATAGGCCTCTAACCAAGCAGAGAACCAAACAGAGCTTCGGTGCCTACCCTATCGTCTCGCTTTCTGATGCACGTAAACTCAGAGCCGAATCTAAAGTTTTATTGGCGAAAGACATTGATCCGCAGGAACATCAGAAAGAACAGGTCAGAAATTCACAAGAGGCCAAAACCAACACTTTCTTGTTAGTCGCCGAACGTTGGTGGAATGTGAAGAAAGCCAGCGTAACAGAGGACTATGCCGACGATATCTGGCGCTCGCTTGAGAGAGATGTTTTCCCAGCAATCGGTGATATCAGTGTCACTGAGATTAAGGCTCATACTCTGGTTAAAGCAGTTCAGCCTGTTCAGGCCAGAGGGGCATTAGAGACTGTTCGCCGCCTTTGTCAGCGTATTAACGAAGTCATGATTTATGCGCAGAACACGGGCCTGATTGATGCGGTTCCCAGCGTAAACATCGGGAAAGCATTTGAGAAACCGCAGAAGAAAAATATGCCGAGTATCCGCCCGGATCAACTTCCACAGTTAATGCAAACAATGCGTACAGCAAGTATCAGTGTGTCCACGCGGTGTCTGTTCATGTGGCAGCTTCTCACCATCACCCGTCCTGCCGAAGCTGCTGAGGCTAGATGGGATGAGATCGATTTTGTTGCTAGCGAATGGAAAATTCCAGCAGCCCGAATGAAGATGAACCGGGACCATACGGTTCCACTATCCAATGAGGCTCTCTCTATTCTGGAAATGATGAAGTCACTCAGTGGTGGCCGAGAATTTATCTTTCCCAGTCGCATTAAGCCTACCCAGCCGATGAACAGCCAGACAGTGAATGCAGCCCTTAAGCGTGCAGGCTTAGGAGGCGTTCTCGTATCACACGGTTTACGTTCTATCGCCAGTACGGCACTCAATGAGGAAGGATTTCCTCCCGATGTCATTGAAGCAGCACTGGCTCATGTAGACAAAAATGAGGTACGTCGCGCTTACAACCGAAGCGATTACCTTGAGCAACGTCGTCCTATGATGCAGTGGTGGGCCGATTTTGTAAGCAAGGCCGACAGCGGGAGCAATGTTGAAAACGGGAAAAGAGAGTTAAAACTTGTAGTCTGAGCCTCTAGCTAGATTGGTTTTATTGGTGAGTTTTTCCAGGTAAAAGTGCAATGACTCAAACCTGCTCTGCAGGTTTCGAGGGTAGATCGCAATCGAACCTGACAGTCTGGTTTGTGGCAGGAGCAGACGTTGCTACCGTTAGTCTGTATTAATTAACGAGGAATAGGCCAAGTGACTTTTCTCTGTCTCTTTGAACTATATTCATATTCAATTGATTACATTGAAGTGCTAATGTGAGTTCGTCAAACAAGTAGCTCAAGGAATAGGTCATGCAGGGAAGCGAAAACAAACAAAATCTGGACGTACTGGATCCTGTGCAGTTGGTACGTATCGAAGCGGTACACCGGGGATTCCTTTACCAGCACCTTTACGCCGTAGGCTGCTTACTTTTGGCGCAGGGGGCTGCTATGGACTCAGTCACTGTCGAGCTTGATGAGGATATTGAGCTGAACTCCAAACAGGAGCGTATCTACGTTCAGGTTAAAACCCGCTCAAAACCTATCATACCCAGTGATGTGTCAGGGGCTCTGGAGCGATTTGCAAAGCTAAGAAATGAGCACACTGCGGCAAACCGCGAAGGGGTGGCTTCTTTTGTGATAATCGCAAACCAGGCGCCCGGTCCGCTGCTTCAGAAGATGATTGAGGATAAAAAGCTTCCTCCTGATGTTCTTATTGTCTGGCCCCAGTCGACTGCTGGACGCCACCCGGCACTTCCGCCCGCATGGGGTACTCTGGCTGATGCGGCCACATGGTGTATCGCAGAAGCAGAAAAGCTGAATTTCTCACTATTGTCCCCAGAATCCCTGATTTGGAAGCTAGCCGGGCTGGTTCAGCTTGCCGCCACCGGAGGCGATACCAATGGACAGCATGCGTTTTTCACGAAAGGACTTCCTGCACTGTTTGAACAGTTGATCGTTCAGCTACAGGACTTTCCTGCACCTCCCGCGCTGTACCGCCCACAAAAAGAAGAACCTTCTCTCGCATCTGGCGAGCGGATCCGCATCCTTTGTGGGCTCTCAGGTGCAGGCAAGACATCTTGGGCCGCACAGGCCGCATTGCACTCCACTGAACTTTGCGCTTATTACGACACCGGTGACCTTCCTGGCCCTGCTCTGGCCAGTACGCTGGTGCGCGAGATGGCTGCCAGATTTACAGCCCGTGACCAAGACGGTTTGCGCAGGATTTTGCTCCCCGGTGCCAGTGGTTTCGAGGCTCTTAGGACTTTTGATACCTACCTGAAAGAGCAAGGTGCCACCCTGCTGCTGGTTCTGGATAACGCCCATCGTGTGCCTGCGGAAAATCTGCGGGATGTTCTGAATGCAACTACACACATTCGCTTTGTGCTGCTGTGCCAGCCCCACGAAAACGTTCGCGAACTGGAGGCCATGATGGGACTACAGCGCGAGGGCCTGCAGGGATGGGATCTCGATACGGTGGCAGTTGTTGTAAACGACATCGGAGGATTTGCCACTGCTAAGGGGTACGAGCAGCTACGGACTTACACTGGTGGCCTTCCTCTGTATGTTGAGAGCGCCGCAAAAATCGCCGTTTCTGATTATGAGCGTAGTGTCGATTCCCTGTGCGCTGAACTCCAGCAACAAACCCATACTGCGGAAACCGCCCAGGAAATTATTCTGTCACGTGTATTTCAGGGATTTGAATCACTACTTCAGAGCGCGTTGGCATTGTTCAGTCTCTCTGACGTAGGGCTGAACCGTGAAGAGATTTCCACGCTCCTGATCAATTCGCTGAACATTTCACCAGGCAGTGCGGCTTCTTTAATTAAGAAAATGCGCGCCACTGGCACCATTGAAATTTATGGAGACCAGACCCTGAAGGTACATGATGCTGTCAGGGCGCTAGGACTGCAACATCTGGAACTGATGGATCAGGGTATCTCGAACAAAGCGCTACTAGCGTTGAAAGACCTTTTAGTCGAAAGTCTTCATAAAACCCGCAATACAACACGACTATCGTTGTTGACTCAACTTTATATTAAGCTCAATGATGTCATGACGCTGATCGCACTCTCAGGCGAAGAAATGTTTTATGAGATGGGCGTTACGGTCGACATTCTTGCAAGCCTGGAGCGTGCCGCAACATCGGACTCATTGGAACCTGTTCATAAATTCTGGGCATTGGATGGCCTTGTTTTCGCTGAACTTAAAGACGGGATATCTGACCAGATTGCTCAGAGGTTAAACACCATGGGGGCTTTACTTTCTGAGCACACGTTCGGCTATCAAGAAGAGATGGCCTATGCAATGAAACGAATGTTATTTTCGGCAGAAAGCAATGATGCGCGAGAAGTTCAAAGACTGGCACAGGAAGCCCGCCCCAAACTCCCAGATGAAGAACACGAACGCATCTTTGACTACAACCATGCCATTGCACTCTGGAGACTAAAAAAGCTCAAGGATGCCGAAACATTAAGCTGTAATGTTATACAAGGGTACTATTCTTTATTTGGTATCACCCCTGCTGATGTCATAGGAAAAAATGCCGACGCATTGTGGAAAATTATTAATCATTCCGAAAACATGCAGGAACACTTTAAGCATATGGCTGATGCGCTGGAGTTACTGGCCAGAATTCGTGATGCGCGGGGAAAACTGTCACCACTACTGCGTATTCATTCGATGAAGTTCTACAATCTGGCCATGGCCCCGGAGTCCATGGTCAGGGTGGGCCAGGATCTGGCGGATGAGTTTGTCGCGATAAAGGATTACGACGGCGCCAGAGAAGTCATGGAGCAACATGTCCTGCCGGTTGCCAATGAGGCAGGTCTAGTACATCGACTGATTCAGGTCCGAAGCCAGTACGCAGTCATACTGGCACTATCGGGTCAGCACAAAGCAGCTGATGCCGAAATGCAGCGCCTTGCCCCCTATATTGAAGGCCTCACAGGTGTGCAGCTTCAAGAAATCCAAAATCAATCAAATTACATCGCACAGCTTGCCCATAAAGCAACAAAGACTAGATTAACCGAGTTTTTTGGTGCTGTCGGCCGGAATGAACAATGCCCCTGTGGTTCGGGAAGAAAGTACAAAAAATGTCACGGTGCCTGAGTCTTGGTACGACCATGCAAGCCTGACACATTCAGCCCGCATACGGCTTTCTAGCTAACAGCCAGAATTTGAGTGCTTCTATAATCACAGAAGAGATATCGAGATGACTTCTGCATCGTGTAATCGAGCGTTTTTTATCGGGATCGGCATTGACTCTCTTAAAGCAAATCGCCGTGCATGGGCAGCATTTATGTTCTGCGAAAGTCAGGCTCATTCACAGATTGAGAGTAAAATACGTGAACGTGTTTTAAAACAAGCCATCGTCGCCCTTTTTTCGCTCTCAGCAAACCTTTATTCAGCCAGTTCGTCCACCACGTGCCAATCACGGACATTGTTAATTTACCATTACACAGATCACCCGATGGGGATTAGACTAGTAAAGAGCATCACAATAATGCTTTACTAATGTTACCGCATGTTGCGGGTGTCATGTATTAGTGAGGGAATATGTCAGGAATTGAAGTGGAAATCGCACCACCTGCAAATTGGCAGGATTTTGAACGGCTCACTCTTGATTATGCGAAAAAGCAATGGAAAGACGAATATGCACAAAGGCATGGGCGTCAAGGCCAAGCCCAGTCTGGAGTTGATATCTATGGCACCCATAGCATCTCGCATGAATTAATAGGCATTCAGTGTAAGAAAAAAAAACACTTCGAAGTTCCGTCTAAACAACTAACTATTGCAGAAATTGATGTAGAAATAGACGCAGCAAAAACATTCTCTCCAAGATTAGATCATTTCATCATAGCGACAACCGGACCCAGGGATGCAGATTTACAGGGACATATTCGTATGCAAAACCAGGCAGGTCTGCCTTTTAAGGTATCTCTATTGTTTTGGGAGGACTACCAGGAGTTTCTTAACGAGCATGTAGGGTTAATGTATAAATATTATAAGGAGGTTTTAGAGTATCGCAGCAAATACAGTGAACTAGATCATTATCTGCTTCTACTCAGCCAAGCTTTCGATAGACCTGCGATAAAAACCTCTTTTTATTGTGAAAACCAAGCCAACGACTTTATCAAAGCTATGGCTGACACACAGAATGCCATAGCTACTGGTCGTTTAGTGGACCGAGCTGGACGTATTATCGATGAATGTAAAGTCCCTAGATCTAAAATCAAAAACCTAACAATAGCAAGTCAGTATCTACAAAAGGCTCGAGAAATTGCAACAAAGGGTATGGCTGAAGGAGTAATCATTCAGCATCAAAATGTAATAGAAATCAAGTCACATGAAGTGACCGACGAACTTAATCAACTAAGGCGACAGGCTGTCGAACTTCTTAATAATGAACTTATTAAACGCGACTTGGAAATAGTTCATTTTTGTTAACGTTTAATAGCATAATTGAAAGTCCAAAGTTGAATTTGACAATATCTTACCATTGATGATTAGATGTTAATTCCAGCCCTCACTATTGAGGGCTGATATACTCAAAATCACTAATATCTCAGGTGATTTGTGACATGTTCTACGCGGATTAACACAAGGCAATGTTAGTTATGCACCCTCGGCGGATGAAAAATTTCGTACTTCCGCTCCTCGCTCTTAGCAGACTACATGATTCTTCAAGCGGTCCGCGTCGTGCCAGATATAGTCATTCACACCCTGAGAATTACATTTTTAAGTGATTCAGGGTATGCGCTTATTGGTTACGAATATTATGCTAGAATCATGTGTTATGATGATTGCCGCTTTTCAACAACCCCATCTTCGAGTTGCGAATAATATAGTGATGTCACAGATTAAGGTGAATGTCAGTTAAAATACATTATGCCCAAAAGGCAGAGACTGGAACTAGGTACACGATGATTAACGCACGGAACATTTTTTAATGCACGCGAATGCGATAAAAATTGTGAGCTTCTGCTCTTCGATGACTTTACAGGCATACAATTTTGTTAATTAGTAACATAAGCGAAGATTACTAAAATTACTGCATGCTAATCAATAAAGAACAACTCAGTACTAACACATGACCGCATTAGCGGACATGTGTTAGAAAAGAATACAACAGATAATTAGATTTTGAATAACTTCAGATCAACATCTAAATGTTAAAGTAGCATAATAAATATATCACCTGTTTTTTGGTTCTAAACTTAAACGTTCATTTGACCATATTTCATTATTCAATTTTATCTTAATACCATCTGGAAAACACTTAAATTCATACTTGTCAAATTCTGGCTGTTCAATGTTAGAACGGAAATTGTAAAATGTTTTATTTTTGAGTGCTAAAGATAAGCTTTCAGAGAAATCAATTTCAATGCCGATTGACTTCAAAAAACCGGTGCTCACATCGTCTAAATCATCAAATAAGCTGTAATACCCTTTAAGATAATGATTTAAATCCGTTTCAACTTCAAGTGAGTTAATAGAAATATCTTCGGGATCTTGAATGTAAACCCTTAAGTATTCATCAAAGTAACTTTGACATGCAACTCTTAAAACGGGCTCCTTCCCACTAATTTTACTTATTACTTTTGTTTGATTTTTTGCTGTTATTTGTGCTGCGTCATCATATTTATTTGATCTTCCTTTTGCTTCAAAAACAACAAATTCATGCCTTTTATTTAGACCAATTAAATCTGGTCGAGAACGTGTTGTTTTTCTTGTGGCAATATTTTTATTTACATATGCGACATGCTGTAACCAATGAACTCCTAATAATTTACATGCTAATAGTTTAGACATCGTCATCCCTAAAGAAAATGAAACAAATACTTTTTCTGTTGGATCCATTTCTTTGTAAACATTAGTTTTTTGAAGAGAGTTTGATTCTAATTTCAATGATGTCCAAATTAACATTGCACGATTAATGATTTCATAAGCTGAATATATACCGTGCTTAGTTATGTGCCGAGTATTTCGTTTGCCAACGGTTATTGCAGCCCAAATAATTTCATGCCAGTCAGTAAACAGGGTATGACTGCCACTTAGTTGCTTTCCATATATTTTCTTCGGGAAATCATCAGCCATATAATGAATTTCAATCGTTTCCTTCAAAACATCCTCTCCTAATTAAGCTTAGCTTTACGATTAGAATAGCATCACTTAGATTTTAATTTATGCAGTTTTGCCTTCATACGCTAAAAGTGCCGTTATTGGTTTACTACTACTGATTGGAGTTGTAGAACCACCAACATTAAGAACCATGTTAACTGTAAGAATGATGCTAAAGCTAAACAGCCATCACGAATACATATCCTCATAACTAATTGATAATCATGTTAGTTTTAACCAAATTCTATAAATAGACAATGTCTTTGGCAAAAATCAGACTTTCTACGAGAGTCGAGACAGACAAAACTTCCGCTTTTCGCTCATAGTGGCCGATCAGGTCAGGTTTTGTGTGATGCCTGCGTCAGGTCAAATTTGATTTAAAAGCAGAGTAAAAGGGGCAATGAGCCCCTTTTGTTATCAAAGAATTAAGCTATGAGCTGACTTGTACCGAAGTTACGATAACTGTCATTGACATCTTTGCTGTACGTTTTTGCCAGGTAAGCAACCCGTAGCAAGAACTCACAATAATCAGGGCTTAACGTTAACGCATCATACCGGGTGAACCAAGCGCTGTGATTCTTGGGGAATTGAACTCGACTTGCATAGTAAGGATAATCAAGCCCAATCGCACTGCACCAGGCTTTCTGTATCCGGGTCCCCATATTATCAGCGTCAGGGTTAGTATAATCTCCCAGATAACCGTAAAAGTCTTTGTTGAACAGTAGAACCAGATGGTAGTGATGATGCTCACTGGTATTACGTTCTCTGGTCCAGATATAGCCAAGTGGTGCAGGCTTACCAGCCCGACTTGAGCGTTTATGTTCTTCCCGTAGCTGGCTTTTCAGTGATTCTATAGCCCGAGTGATGGCTTTCTCATCATCTTTCTGAAAGCAGGTCGGCATATCTGGCTCATTTGGCACATGGGACTGCGCAAATCGAAAATCAGCCCGTAACGTGAATATCCGTTCATGTTTCTCTGAATAGTTAGATGTCACTTCGAGTGATCTACGGAGCATATAACCTGATATCGGGGAGTCATATTTATCCTTTGCTGTCTGTTGGAGGAAATCAAACTCTTTTTCAGTAAAATTATACGGTAATTTCATAATATGTATTCACTGGGTAATGGGTAGCCGATAGCTACCCAGATTATTGTGGGGATGATTTAATAGTGGTTATAGGGGCCCTATTGCAGTAGCTTAACCTTGGCTACTAGTGTTTATGGGTTTGTTTTACATGTATATTTATAACTGGTACATGCACTGCAACAGATCGACATATATTACATATACCGACGAATAAAAGCTGAGAATAGCTTTACTCGAAGCAGTTCAAACCACAGCCAGCCAGGGAATCACACCAATGCAACTCATTGATAAAGCATAAAAATTACTCTGAAGTTATTCTTCCAGTGGTATACTGCTAAATACACTACCCCCACCCTGATATACTGGTCTGCCTGACATCATATTGTGTTTTGCATCCAGCACTGAAGGCACCATTTCGAAAGCAAGATATTTGACGTAATGCGTCCCTCTTTCATCCTCCCATAACTGGATTTTCCCTTCGTCAGAAAGCTGTTCCAATACAGGTACTAGACGCGCTTCTTTTCTGAGGGAACTGGGACCATTCTGCATAATTCCACGCCGGTTAAAATCATAGGATCCATTTCTGACAAGATGACTTTCAAACCAATTAAGTAGCATTTCAGTATCGGAAGGCCCCATTACGGCATCCATTTTTACTATAAAATGATTAAGGTACCATTCCGATATTAACAGTGCAGACTCCAGTGTTTCTAACGTAATTATGGATGAGTTAGGAGTAATATATACCTGCATCACAGCAGCAATCCTGGCCGTATGTTCAGTGTACCGTGCTGCCCAGTCGTTATAATGGTACAGTTTTTTTCCAGGCTCCATTAGATATTTTATCTTCTTATCAATATCATATAGACGTTTCTTTGTAGTGGCATAGTGAATTTGGCCACCTGAATAGAGGTGATATCATCACCTCATA